GGACAAGAAGCAAATTCATCTAGAATTCAAGCAAATTCATTAGCTAACGCATTAGCAACTAATGGTTATCTTGTCGCAAATACTCAAGGCGGTTCTGCTAACACGCCCTTATCATACTACGATATTCAATTGACGGGTTTAAAATATTACGTTAATTTTCCATCATCTACTGCGGGTGGTTCTATTGGTGGTGTTGAAATATTTTGGTCCGGCGCAGGTTCAAATTTCACAAATCAATACGCAAACTCTTCAACAATTTTTCATTTGAATGGTCAAGGCGAATTTGGTTTGGGCGAACAATTACCATCAATTGTAAACAACTCGGGCGCAAATTCAAATAATTTTATTATTTCCGCAAACACTGGTATTGGTGATCTTGGAATTACAACAGTTGGTGCAACTGCAAATAGTTCTTATACATTGATTATTTCATTACGTAAAAATAACGCTATGTATCAACGTGGTCAGTTTAATGATCCTGCTGCTTTCAATTACGGTAATTACTCATTAAAACCTTAATAGGACTATCATGAAGTTAATAAAAGAAATAAACGAAACGATTAGTTATATTACTGAAGATAGTGATGGTAAAAAATGTTTGCATATTGAAGGTCCTTTTTTAGTTTCAGAAAAAAAGAACAAGAACGGTCGTCTATATGAATTCAATACAATGAGAAAAGAAGTTGATCGTTATACAAATGAATATATCAATAAAAATCGTGCCTTTGGTGAATTAGGTCATCCAGAATCACCAACTATTAATTTAGATCGTGTGTCACATATGATATCTTCTTTGAGAGAAGACGGAACACAATGGATCGGCAAAGCAAAAATTCTAGATACCCCGATGGGAACTATAGCAAAAAATCTAATAGAAGGTGGCGCACAATTAGGTGTTTCATCTAGAGGCATGGGTTCATTGAAAAACGTTAACGGCGTGAACGTTGTTCAACCAGATTTCTACCTAGCAACAGCAGCAGATATTGTAGCGGATCCATCTGCACCAGGGGCATTTGTTCAAGGCATAATGGAAAATGTAGAATGGGTTTTTGTCAACGGCATTTGGACTCAACAAGATATAGAAGAATCACAAAATGCAATACGTAAAGCACCACAAAAATATATTGATGAAGTTAGTTTAAAAATTTTTGAAAATTTCTTAAAAAAATTATAAAACTTTCTGAAAATAAATTAATTATAAATAAACTTATATAGAAATCAAGGAGATTTTCAAAATGGCAAAATTCAATCTGTCTGAAGCAGCTAGTGCAATTTTAGAAGGATCAAAAGAAACATTTGATGCTAACATTGCGGCTAAACGTGGACAACGTGGCAATGAAGGCACTCAAGGTAAAAACAACGGTATGGTTGGTCAGGATAGAGTAACTTCTAAAACTGCTTACGGTACTAATGATGCTGGTAAAATTGGTGATTCACCAGAAAGAGCTTTAACTGATGATGCTCCAGATTACACAAAAGGAACACCTCACGCTACACCACCTGGTGCAACACCACCAGTAAGTGGTCAAAAAGACGGAGTTGGCGCATCAAAACCATCCGGTCAACCACAAGAAACAATGGGTCGTTCTGATGTTGCATATCCAGTTAAATCAGACGCAACACCATACGAAAATATTCGTGATCGTATCATGGGTAAATTAGCACCACAAATGATGCAAGCTAATCCTGGAGCCACTTTTCAATCTTACGGCGAAGATATTGATGCATTGATGCAAGGCGAAAATCTTTCAGAAGAATTCAAAACAAAAGCAACTACAATTTACGAAGCAGCAGTTTTATCTCGTGTTGAAGTAATTGTAGAAGATATTGAAAAACAATTAACAGAACAGTTTGATACTGCAATTGAACAAGTTAAAGATGAATTAGCAGAACAAATTAATGATTATTTAAAATACATGACTGAAGAATGGATGAAAGAAAACGAACTAGCTGTCGTTTCTGGTCTACGTTCAGAATTAGCAGAAGACTTTTTTAAAGGTCTACACGATTTGTTTATAGAACACAATATTAATATTCCAGAAGAAAAAGTTGATATTGTAGAAGAATTAATTGCAAAAGTTGAAGAATTGGAAAATTCTTTAAACGAAGAAATTAATCATTCAGTTGAACTAACAAGAGAATTGAATGAGCAAAAGAAAGTTGAGGCAATCTACACAGCGTCCGAAGGCCTAACTCAAACACAAGTAGAAAAATTAAAATCACTCGCAGAGAGTATCGAATTTACTACTGAAGAAGAATTTGCAAATAAAGTGGAAACACTAAAAGAAGCATATTTTAAAACAGAAGTTAAGTTTGCAGATAATAATGCTTTAGACGACGAAGTTCATTTTGAAGACGACAAAGATTCTAAAAAATCTGGAATTGGTGACGTTTTGATTGAACAGTACGCTAAAACAATTTCGCAAACACTAAATAAATAAATATTAAAGATACTTTCATAAGGAGATTTAAATGTATCTAACAGAAGAACTACAAAAAAAATGGCAACCTGTTCTGGAACATCCAGAACTAGACGCTATTAAAGATCCATACAAAAGAGCAGTTACTACTCTAGTATTGGAAAATCAACAAAAAGCTATGATTCAAGATCGTATGGCTTTGAATGAAACAACAGACGGTGGTCCAACTAACGTTACTGGTGGTGTTTCAAACTTTGACCCAATCTTGATTTCATTGGTTCGCCGTTCATTACCTAATCTAATTGCTTATGATGTTGCTGGTGTTCAACCAATGACGGGTCCTACAGGTTTGATTTTTGCAATGCGTGCCCGTTATACAGGCCAAGCAAACACAAACGCTGAAGCATTCTACAATGAACCAAACACAGTATTCTCTGGTGTTACATCTACTTCTAACCCATACGGTTTCCAAGGTACACTAGCTACTGATACAGCAAATACATTCCAGAACGTTGCATCGGGTGCTACTACTACTGGTATTGGTATTCCTACTGCTTCTGCTGAATATCTTGGTTCTGATTCGAACACAGCATTCGCTCAAATGGCATTCTCGATTGAAAAAGTTACTGTAACTGCTCAATCTCGTGCATTGAAAGCTGAATACTCACTTGAATTAGCTCAAGACTTAAAAGCAATTCATGGTCTAGACGCTGAAACAGAATTGTCTAACATTCTTTCAACAGAAATCTTAGCTGAAATTAACCGTGAAGTTATCCGTACAATTTATACTTGTGCTGTCGCTGGTGCTCAATACGGTACAGTTACACAAGGTTACTTTGACTTAGATACAGACTCTAACGGTCGTTGGTCAGTTGAACGCTTCAAAGGTCTTATTTTCCAAGTAGAACGTGATGCTAACGTTATTGCAAAGCAAACTCGTCGTGGTAAAGGTAACGTTATGATCGTTTCTTCTGACGTTGCTTCTGCTATGGCTATGGCTGGTGTTCTTTCTTACACACCTGCTTTACAGTCTGATTTACAAGTAGATGATACAGGTAATACATTTGCTGGTATGTTACACGGTCGTATCAAAGTGTACATCGATCCATACTACGGTGGTTACACAAGCAATCAAGAATTGGTAACTATTGGCTATAAGGGTTCTTCACCTTATGACGCTGGTCTGTTCTATTGCCCATACGTACCTCTACAAATGGTTCGTGCAGTTGATCAATTTACATTCCAACCAAAAATTGGATTTAAGACACGTTACGGTATGGTACCAAATCCATTCGCACAAGGTCTTACACAAGGTAATAACCAATTGACAGCACGTAGTAATGTTTACTACCGTATCTTCGGGGTACGCAATTTGATGTAAGTCATTAAATCATTAAATTTATTGATGAAATTCCCACTAAGAGGGGTATTAAAACAGGAACTTCGGTTCCTGTTTTTTTTTTATATAAATACATATAATTATTGACCAATTTTTATTTTAAAATATATGAAACCAACATATCTCTATATAAAACAACACAAAATTACAGGATTAAAATACTTCGGAAAAACAACTAAACACCCAGAAAATTATTATGGGTCAGGTAAATATTGGAAAAAACATATAAAAAAACATGGAGAAAAATTTGTTGAGACTATTTGGAGTAAATTTTTCATTGATGAAAAAGAATTAACAGAATACGCTTTAAATTTTTCTAAAGAAAATAATATAGTAGAATCATTAGAATGGGCCAATCTAAAAGAAGAAAATGGTTTAGATGGAGGTTTTGATAAAGGTTGGTGGTCTGAAGAACAATTAAAAAATAATAGTCAAAAAGCAAAAGAACGTTGGGCTAATGGTGTATATGATATAGAAAAATTAAGATTAAGCCGCATTGGTTTTAAGCAACCACAATCTCAAAAAGACTCAGTAGCCAAAGCATTATCTAAAAATTGGTCAATAACAGATCCTAATGATAACAATTTTAATATAACAAATTTAAATCAATTTTGTCGTGAAAATAATTTAGATCAAAGTAATTTATCGAGAGGTAAATATAAAGGTTGGAAGTGCATAAAAATAGATACATAAATATAATAATCACACTATTTGGTATATCAAAATGTCTGTTCTAACAAGAATACCTACTAATACTAATTATTTACAACCAACAAAATTTCTATTATCTATAGATAGAATACCAAACACACAATATTTTTGTCAAACAGCGAACATACCTGGCGTATCTCTAGGTCAAGCAACAGTAAATACACCAAGACTTGATTTTCAAGTTGCTGGTACTAAATTAACATACAACGAATTCAATGTAAGATTTAATATAGATGAAAATATACAAGGCTGGCGTGACATATATACATGGTTTCTTGCTATAGCATCACCAGAAGGAACGCAACAAAGTAATTCGTTGACAGAATTAACTAGTAAAAGAAACGTATTAAAAAATTATTGCGATGGAACATTAACTATATTATCCGCACTGAATAACTCATTAATTAATGTTAGATTTATTAATATGTTTCCTGTTTCATTATCAGATATTAATTTCGACACATCATCTTCAGCAGAAACTATATTAACTGCTACAGTAACATTTAGATACGAATATTTTAAGTTTGATTAACATTAAATTTGCATTATAACAACATATATGTTATAATAATTATTTAATGTTAATATAATGATTTTATTATGGAAAATTTAGAACAGATATTAAATATGTGGGAAAAAGATACCGAAATTGATCAAACAGAACCAGGTAAAGAATTAATTAAAATATCATCGTTACATAAAAAATATTTAACAATTCTAACCAAACATAAACTCGCTTCTGAAAGATCAAATTTTGATTATCTTCGCATGAGAAAAGTTAAATGGGAATATTACACAGGTAAAATGTCTCAAGAAGAACTTGAAGAGAGAAAATGGGAACCGTTTAGATATACATTAAAATCTGATATTAATTTGTATCTTGAAGCAGATAATGATTTAATTAAACTATTAGAGAAGAAAATATATCATAAAGAAATAGTTTCTGTATTAGAATCAATTCTTTCTGAATTGAAATCAAGAACGTATCAATTAAGAGATTTTATTGCATATGAAAGATTTATAAATGGCGCATAATATTTAAGTTATAAAATTATACAAATAAAATAGGCAACAATTATGTATAAAATATATTGGATAAAATATGAAAAACACAAAGACCCAACCAAAGATGGTTATATTGGATTAACTAGTCAAACCATTGAAAAAAGATTAAGTCTATTGATCAGGGAGTCTTTAAATAATGGAAGCTGATCTAATAATAACAAAAAAAGACGAAGCATTTGTTAAAATAAAATGCGAAAAATACATAGCAAAAGAAATGAGCGAATATTTCACATTTCTTGTACCAGGATATCAATTTTCTCCAGCATTTAAAAATAAATTTTGGGATGGAAAAATAAGATTATTTCATCTAGACTCATTTACAATCTACACAGGTCTTTTACCACACATAGAAGATTTTTGTGAATCCAATGGTTACACTATAGAATATAGAGACGATTTAGATATAGAAGATGAATTTTCACTATATCACGCTAAAAAATTTGCAGAATCTCTAAACATACATTCGAATAATAAAAAAATAGAAGTAAACGATCATCAGTATAGCGTATTCATACATTCAATGCAACATAAAAGAGCTTTGTTTGTGTCTCCAACAGCGTCAGGTAAGTCTCTAATAGCTTATATGTTGTTTAGACAGCTACATGATTATAAACGCTTAAAGGGCTTAATGATCGTTCCTACGACTTCTCTTGTCGAACAAATGACAACAGATTTTGAAGATTATTCATCTCATAATAATTTTAACGTAAAAGAAAACGTAAATAAAATTTATGATTACAAAGGAATGGTAAAACAAACAGATAAATCGTTAACAATATCAACATGGCAATCTTTATTTAAAGAACCTAAAGAATTTTTCGAACAATTTGATTATGTCATAGGTGATGAAGCACATACATTCAAATCACAATCTCTTATTACTATTATGACAGCATGTACTAATGCGAAATATCGTATTGGTATGACTGGTACTTTAGATGGTACAAAAACTCATAAATTAGTATTAGAAGGATTGTTCGGTAAAGCAAAGCAATTCGTAACAACTAAAGATTTGATGGATAAAGGTATTGTTTCTAAATTAGAAATAAAATGTTTAATATTAAAACATCCAGAAAATAAATGTAAAGAATTAAAAGAATATGCAAAAAATGAAGAAACTAAAGATAGTTCTTATAAAAATGAAATAGATTATATTATAAATTGTGAAGAAAGAAATAAATTTATTAAAAATTTAGCAGTAAGTATGAAAACAAATACTTTAGTACTATATGATTTAGTAGAAAAACACGGTAAAATATTATACGATTTAATAAAAAATACTGAAAAATTGGGTGATAGAAAGGTATTTTTTATACACGGTAAAATAAAAACAGAAGAAAGAGAAATTATAAGAAAACAAGTAGAACTAGAAAAAGATGCTATCATAATTGCATCATATAAGACATTTTCTACTGGTAATAATATAAAAAATTTACATAATATAATTTTTGCATCGCCATCAAAAGCAAGAATTAAAAACTTACAATCTATAGGAAGAAGTTTAAGATTGTTTGAAGGTAAGCTTATTGCTACATTATATGATATTTCAGATGATATAAGATACAATAAATATATGAATCACACTCTTAAACATTTTGTTGATAGAGTTAAGATTTATACAGAAGAAAAATTCCCATTCAAAATTTATAAGATAGGACTAAAAAATGGATAATATTAAAATAGTTCGTTTACAGAATGGTGAAGATTTAATTGGTGATATAACATTTCGTTCAGATGGATCTTTTCAGATATATGA